AGTCCCCGCAAAGCCGGATCCGTCAGTCATTTGGTGTTATATCGGCCCGAACCTTGCGGGACTGATACAGTCCGGCAAGGTATTCCGAGGCACGCGGGCAAAGGCTTTGAAAGAAGCCGCTGCCGCGATTGAAAAGTATCCGCTGGTAAAGACGCTGATTGTTTCCGGAGAAAACTTAGCAGATTCGCGGATGAAAGTAAAAACGCCCGGCAATGCGCTGTATAAAAACTATCAGCGGATTGCTGCAAGCCGGGAAACGGGGGTAAATAATGGCTAATTTAGGCGTACATGTGTATGAACAGGCAACGCCGGTCAGTACGCCGGTCGTAGCTGATGTCGGCATTCCTTATGTGGTGGGGCTTGCGCCCGTTCACGCTGCCGAAAACCCTGCAAAATCGAACACCCCGGTAATCGTCACCAGCTGGTCAGAAGCGGTGGAGAAACTGGGGTTTTCTTATGACTGGAAAACCTACACGCTTTGTGAATTTATTTATTCGCATTTTCAGTTGTATGGCTGCCAGCCGGTTATCTTCTGTAATGTTTTCGACCCCGTGAAGATGCGGACGCAGGCCGAAGCGAGGGATTACAACGTAATCGACCGCTGTGCAAAGATCCCGTTTGATATGATTGCAGATACGCTGATTGTAAAGAACGGGGAAACGGTACTGGAACAGGATGAAGATTATTCTATTCTGTACGATGAGAATAAAAACGCCTGTATTATTGAGCTGTTAAGCACCGGCGAGGCTTATGAAGTGGTTTCGCTTAATGTCAGCGGTTATCAGGTGAAAACGGATGAAATTGTGATCGCTGATATCGTGGAAGGACTTGGCGAAATTGATTCCTGCATGAACACGGTAGGCGTGATTCCTGACCTGATTTGCGTTCCAGGGTTCTCTCATAACAGCGTTGTAGCGGCAGTAATGGCAACAAAGGCGGCAGGGATCAACGGCCTGTTCCGTGCAAAGGCAATTATCGATTGCGACAGCGGGGCAGACGGTGTGCGGCAGTATTCGGATTTGATTGGTTACAAGAATAAGAATAATTTTGTGGACGAAAACCAAATCCTGTGCTGGCCAATGGTAAAACTCGGTGATTATCAGTTCCATATGAGCACGCAGCTTGCAGGGCTGATGGCGCAGATTGACACGGAAAACATGGGCTGTCCGTATGAAAGCCCGTCGAATAAGCGGTACCAGATGGACGGCTGCTGCCTGGAGGACGGCACCGAGGTCAATCTGACCTTTGAACAGTCCTGCGTTATTGCCGGTTACGGCATTGTAACGGCGCTTAATTTTATGTCCATGGGCTGGACATGCCGTAATAACTATACGGCGTGTTACCCATCGAATACGGACGTAAAGGACTACTTTATTCCGGTATCGCGCATGTTTGATTGGATCGGAAATACCGTGATCCGTACCTTCTGGAGCAAGCTGGACAAGCCAATGACGCGCCGCTTTGCAGATTCTATTCTGGATACCTGCAATATCTGGCTGAATGGCCTTGTCGGTATGGAGCGCCTGCTCGGTGCCAGAGCCGAAATGCTGGCAAATGAAAATAACCTGCTTGACCTGATGGCGGGTATTATCAAAATTCACATTTACATGACGCCGCCCAGCCCTGCGCAGGAAATTGATTTCATCTTGGAATACGATCCGGCGTATGTAACTGCGGCGTTCTCATAACGGAAGGGGGAAAACGAAAATGAGCCAACAGCCTGCTGTATATATTAACCTTGAAATTTACGAAGACGGCAGAAACCTTTTGGGTGTTGCCAAAGTCCAGCTGCCGTCAATTACTTATCCATGCGTTACAATTTCAGGAGCGGGCATGATGGGTAATATGGAAGTACCGCTTTATGGCATGGTGGACAACATGACAATGAGCATTGATTTCCTGACTACCACAGAAGAGGCCGTAAGGTTGGCGGCACCCACCAAGCACCAACTGGATATGAGGGTTGCGGAGGAGTTCTGGGAAGTCGAGACCGCGGAGGTTGACATCTGGGCTGATAAGTTTGTTGTAATCTGCCGACCGAAGGAAATTGCACCGGGTACGGTTGCACCGATGGCAACTGCCGACACAAAGGGTACTTTTGCGGTCTATTATTATGCGGCATACAAAAACGGCAAACAACTCTGGGAAATCGATAAGCGCAATATGAAATGCGTCATTAACGGAGTCGATCATATGGCTCCGGTGCGCAAAGCGCTCGGTAAGTGAGGTACATGATTATGAAATCTTCTTGTACTTGCATTAACGTGGAAGCATATCAAAATATGAAAGTTATGGGCTGTGTGTTCAAAGCCGTTTTACCGGTAATTAGCCCTTCGATGGACAAAGATGCTCATATGAGTTTAACGCTTTGTTTTGCAAATCCGATGGACGCCATAAGAGCTCTTAACGTATCCGGCGAACAGCAGATTTGCATTAAAGCAGCGACCGAATACTGGGGTGTTGAAGAGGCTGATGTTTGTCTTTGCGCAGAAAAGCATGTTTTGGTTGCAACGCCGAAATGCCTTCGTCCAAACCCGATTGCACCGATGGAATTGGGGGGCGCGGTTTGCGAGTATGATGTAAGATATTATGCCGCCTATTCTGATGGTGAAAAACTTTGGGAAATCCATCCTAAAAACAAGATTTGTGAAATTGGCGGGGTAGATTACTTAAAAGAAGAACGCGAGGCGCATGTCAAAAGCCAGGTGTCACTTCTCCCTGGAGAAAAACTTGCGTTTCAATCGGAAAGGACTTGATATTATGGAAAAGAAAATTCAGATAGATTACACTCGCACGAAAGTGCAGTTGTCCAGGCCTGTATTGCATGACGGTAAGGAACTGAACGAAGTTTCTTTCGACTGGGGCAGCCTGACCGGCAAAGATATGCTGGAGATTGAACGGAAAATGAATGCAGCAGGTAAAACGATGGGGTCTGCACGTTTCTCCGGGGATTTCCTGCTTGGCATGGCGGAACGCGCCAGCGATCAGCATCTGGATAAAGGCTTTTTTGAACGTATGCCGCTTGGCGATTATCATAATGTGCGGGACGGCGCAAAGAATTTTTTATTCTATTCGGAACTCCAAAACACGGCTTTGGAAGATGGTTCCGAAGACAATGCCTGATCTTGTCAGAGCTTGAAAGTGGTTTCACTGTCGATTGGCTACTGTCCATCCCGCTTATTGAGTTTGGGGAGTGGTGCCAGGTTTGCAGCGGGCTTGCGCAGGAACGGGCAAACAAGCAGAAAGCACAATCGTAAGGGGGCTGACTGATGGCAGGGAAACAGCATGAAATAAAGTTCCTTCTGGATGCTCAGATGGGCGGCGGCTTCAGTCGGTCTTTTCAGCGGGCACAGCAGGAAATGGCTGCGGTTTCTAAGGAAATCCAGCAGCTGAACCATGTACAGCGTGACATTTCAGGCTATCAAAAGCAGCAGGCGGCGGTTGATAAGACCGCCGCCAAGCTCGACCGGCTGAAAAAAGAAGAACAGCTGATGCAGCAGGAGCTTAACGCGGCGCGGGCGGTGCAAACGAGCACCAGCGAGGCGGCGCGGGCGGCGGCTGCATCCATGGGCGCGGAGAGCGACAAAGCGAAGGAGCTTGCCCTGGAAGCACAGCGGGCGGCGCAGAACACGGCGCATTTGGAGCTTAGCCACCAACGTCTGACTGACCGTATCAAGGACACGGACGGTGCATTGGAGAGTCAGAGGGAGCGCCTGCGGCAAACAGGCGAGGCCTTACAGGCTGCCGGGGTCAGCACGGACAATCTCGAACGTGAGGGCCGCGAGCTGGCCCAGCAGCTGGAAGCCCTTCACACTCGGCAGGAAGAGGTCGCAAACGGCGCACAGACCTTTGGAGATCAGGCGGCGAATGCGATTGAAACGGTCGGGCAGGCAGTTGCAGCGGCAGGCATCGCAAACGCATTTGGAGAGATAAAAGACGGCTTTTTACAAGCGGTCAACGTCTCCAGAGATTTCAGCGCATCCATGTCAAATGTGGAAGCATTGTCCGGTGCGAGTGCATCCGAAATTGCCGCGCTGAATGCACAGGCCAAGGAACTCGGTGCAACAACACAGTTCACCGCGAAACAGTCCGCCGATGCAATGGGCTATATGGCAATGGCGGGCTGGAATCCAGAGCAGATGATGTCTGGCATGGACGGCGTGCTTTCGGCAGCGGCAGCCTCCGGTGAAGACCTTGCAATGGTGTCCGATATCATCACGGACAGCATGAGCGCATTTCAAATGGGCGCGGAAGAAACAGGGCATTTTTCGGATGTTCTGGCAGCTGCGGCAGCGAACGCAAATACCAGCATCGGTATCATGGGCGAAACGTTCAAAGGCTCCGCTTCCGTTGCCGGTGCGCTGGGATATTCTATTGAAGATGTTGCCGTTGCAACCGGCCTGATGGCGAACGTCGGAGTAAAAGGCAGCATTGCCAACACGGCGCTCCGCAACACGTTTAACGGTTTGCTTGGCGGCGTAACGCTGACCGGCAAGGCGTTCGGCGAATACGAATATACCGCGATCAAGGCTGACGGTTCCATGAAAAGCCTTGGCGATACGATCAACGAACTGCGCGGATATTTTGAGCAGATGACCGAATCCGAACGCGTCCTGAACGCACAGGAAATCGCAGGCGAGCGCGGTTATAACGGTTTGCTTGGTGTCCTGATGGCATCCGAGGAAAGCTACGAAAACCTCACAGAAAAGATCAACAACTGCGAGGGTGCAGCCGCCCGGATGGCCAAGATCAAGATGGACAACCTGCATGGCGACGTTCTGTTGGTAGAATCGGCGTGGGAAGGTTTCCAGATTGCCGTTGGCGAAAAGGCAACTCCGGCAATGCGGATGTTTTACCAGGTGCAGGCGGATGTGCTCAGCGGCATGGGCGAGCTTGTGGACGCGCATCCGGCGCTTGCGCAGGGTATCATGACAACAACCGGTCTGTTCCTTGGCGCAACGACTGCCGTAACCGGACTTTCAGCTGCTATAAAGGTATTTAAGGCGCTTGACGTAGCATCTTTATCTGAAGGTCTGGCACAGATGAATACAGATTTTCAGGGCGAGCTTGACCAAATACTGGAGTATACGCAAAGCACTATTGCCGCAATGAATCTCAGCGAAGAAGCCCGGCAGAGTGCAGAGGCTACGATGCAGGCCTTTGCAAAGGCGGCGAAAGACCAGATGTCGATTGTGCAGAGTGCGTTCAACGCTGTAGCGGCTGGTGCAGTGGACAGTTTCAACCGTGCGCTCAGCAATCGTCCCAGCATCAGCGGCACTCTAAATGTAGGCCTTGCGAATGTAA